TTCTTGATATCTCTGAATAAGGCTGGCTTCAGGAACTATTTCTTGAATTTCAGAATTGTTATCTATTGCTTTAGTGAGAGAATCTAATCTGGTTTTAAGATTTCTAATATCTTCTCCATCTTGTTTCTTCTGTTCATTTCCCAAAATAATCTCCTTGAAATAATATATCTAATGAATATATTAGTGGTTTTTTTATTAGTTTTAATATTTCACCATATTACCACAGATTTGTTTTTTTAGATTTCTTATGTTTTTGTTTTAGATTCTAAATCCAGCCCTCCAAATCATAATAGCACATTTTTAAGGTTTTGCACGAAATTGATGGAAAATAATTTAATTTCTAAAAAGTTCAATTTTTACGCTAATATAGTTACTGAGACACCAATACTATTATATGAGGCTGATTAATGGAAGAAAACTTAAAAGACATGTTTCAGTTTTATATTAATGATTTAGAACTGAGAGAAGAGAAAGTTGAGAAATCAGAATTTACCAATAAGAATTTTGATTTTTCTAAGGCTTCTGGTAGATTTATTCAAGGGTATGCATCTACTCCTGCTTGGGATTCAGATGGTGAAAGTATCATTAAGTCAGGATTAGATATTTCTTATTATAATCAACAGGGTTGGCTCAATTGGATGCATACAAATAAGCCCGAATTTATTATAGGAATTCCAGTTTATAGTAGAATTGATCATATAGGATTTTTTACAAAAGGAATGCTCTTTAAGAATAATGAAATGGCTAACCATGTTTGGGGCTTAGGGAAAGAGGTAGCTGAGTTAGGAAATCCTAGAAGGTTGGGATTTTCAATAGAAGGTAAAGTAGTTCAGCGTTCGGAAATTAATAAATCAAAGATCGTCAAAGCAAAAGTTACTAATGTAGCTGTCACCCATATTCCAGTAAATACGGAAGCCACCTTTGAGCTAGTATCAAAATCCTTTGTTCCCCCCTCATACGATGAAATAGTCAGTTATATAGCCAAAGACCTTCCTTTTATGAAGGATTTAGGAGCTTTGTCTGCTCCCGGCTTGACTACTGCGACTCATCATGTTTCACCGGGAGATACTGGCTCACCCACCTTACAAGTTGAATCCCTAGAGGGATCTAATAAGAAAGTTGTTACTGGAAATCCTAGTGACAAAGAATTAGAACGTAGATTATCAAATGCCTATAATATGGCTGCTCAAAAATCTAAAAATGATTTATTGGTGTTGATGAAGGCCATTCATCCAGAAGCAAATGATGTTTTACTAGATAAAATATCTGAGTTAATTGTGAAGTCAGGTGGTCCTGTGGAATTTGTTAGAATCATCAAAGAATCAGGAGTGTTAGAAATAAATCCGTAAAAAATGGTGTTTTTTGATGTTTTTTGAGAAATATTTAATTTAATTGAAGTTTTTACTAAAAAGTATCGAAATGTTCTTAATTTACTATTCGAACAAGGAGAAAAAGAATGTCAAATGATATCGTAAATGTGGTTGATCAGTTAATTGCCAAGGCCAAAGGATATGGTTCACCTGAAGGTAAAAATTCTGGTGGTGTAGCGGAAGCTGCTAATCGTACTCTTTCTACTGCTCCTAAGGAAAATGAACAACAGCATTTAACAAATAAAGCTAATTCGGGAACTCACCCGGAAGCTGGTGGAAAAGGTCGTAAGGCTGTTAGTGGAGGTAGACCTGAAGGTGGGGCTGATTTTCGTGACGGCGGCGATGAAGAGGATGAAGTTAAGGGTGTTTCTGGTCCGGGCGGTCGAGCACCACAAGGACATGCTGGTGCATTGAAGCATGAAGGTGGTGGTCAGGGTCCAAATCATCCGGGTACTGCTACTTCTTCTGCAAAATCTTCCGAAGTAGATCTTGAAAAAGATCATAGTGAAAATGAAGATGATGAGAAGGAAGAAGTTGAAGATAACAAAGAAGAAGAAAAAGAAGAAAAGTCAAAAGAATCTGGTGATGTATTCCTAGATGTTGATGAGTTTTTCTCAGAACTTGTAACTAAGTCTATTGAAGAAACCAAGAAATATGTTGATGAAACATATGGTGGCGAAATTTCAAAATCTCAGGATAATGAGTATGTTCAGGCTGGTTTGGCTAAGTCCTTGGCAGCTACTCTTGAAAGAGTAGAACAACTTGAAAAAGCTATTGTTAATGTTTCTAAGGGAATGGATATGAGAAAATCCCTTCTTAGAGGTTCTGATAATATTACAGGAGTTAAGAATTCTTCTATTGAAGGTGGAGTTACCATGACCAAGAGTGAGGTTTCTTCAAAACTTCTTGATCTTCGTTTGAATGGTGATCAGAGTATTACTGACAATATGATTATTAAATTTGAATCAGTTCCTTATGAACAAGGTTTGGAATTGCTTGGTAAAGCTATTAAATCTAAAGTTGGCCTTGAATAACAGCTATAAACAACTAAAAGGAGATATTTAATGAACGACATTAATGGTTTCGGACTAGGTTCACTTCAAGATGTACAGTCCATCAACAAAGCTTTGGAAGGCGTAGGTGGCAATGGTATTTCTGCTGGCTATGGTTTTCAGGGTCCGACAGATCAAACTGGTGGTGGTGCGCTTAGAGTAGAATCGCTTGATTCAAGTTTGAAGGTTATCACCTTCACAGATAAGCACATCAACTTCTGGAAGGACATTCCGAAGTCTCCTGCTTACTCAACTGTTGAAGAATACAACCAATTAACAACCTATGGAACACAGACTGGTGGGTTCGTGAGTGAAGGTGAACTTCCTTATGCAACTCAGTCTGACTATGTTCGTAAAGCTGCTTTGGTTAAGTTCGTTGGAACAACCAGATCAGTGTCTCACCCAATGACCTTGGTTCGTACTATGGTTCCTGACGTTATTGCTCAGGAAAATAGCAACGGCATCATGTGGATGCTCCGTCAGATCGAAAACGGACTATTTTGGGGTAGATCAAAGGGCCGTGTTGCCTCTGGTTCTAACACCGAATATGTAGAATGGGATGGTATGGATCAGCTTGTAGGCAACACCTACGATCTTAGAAATACTACTTTCTCTACAACTCCTTTTACAACCGTAGTGAATGATCTTGCTCAGACAGTGGTAGACAACTTCGGTTTCCCAACTGATATCTATCTTCCTTTCCAAGTTCTTGCTAAGATCAACGAAGAATTTGCTGGAACTGCTGCTCAAAGAGTTATTCTTCCTACAGCCTCTGGTAATACTCAGGTTAACATCAATATCGACGGTCTTATGACTCAAGCCGGTAGAGTTAACTTGAAGCCAACCTTCTTCTTACAGAAGACCAGAGTTGCTCCTTCCGCTAGTGCTCTATTAAAGTCAGATGAAATGCCTCTTGGATCTGTAGTTGTTACAGCTTCTGCTCAGACTCTTGTTGCTGGCGGTGTTGCTCCTGCTGCTGGTGATTATGCTTCTTCATTCACACTTAGAAATAAGTATGGTGAAACAATCTCCAAGGTTTGTGCGGGTGGTACTGTTACTCTTTCTGGTTCAAACACTCTTAAGTTTACTACAGCAAATATTGTAGGAACTGCCAATACTGCACAGTTCATGGATGTATTCGTAACTCAGGTTAACGATGCAGCCGGTGTTCAATATTGGGTAGAATCTTTTGCTCTTGCAGAAGTTGCTGATACAGATTATTTCTGGTCTGGACTTAGGCTTCCTAATACTTCTACTGCGTTCATCGGGCAGAATACTCCTGATGTTCTAACTTTCAGACAGCTTGCTCCATTGGTAAAGATGGACCTTGCTACTATTGCACCTGCTTACAAGTGGATGATCTTGCTTTACGGTGTGCCGGTTATATTTGCACCCCTTAAGTGGACAAAGATTACCAACATCAAGTTCTAAATTAAAAGTTAGAACAAGTAAACAAGAGCAAAATAAGTATAGTTAAAAAATTAAACTCCAATGATGAGGGTTTAGTAAGACTATAAAAAGTTTTGCTGAACCCTCATTTTCTTTATTAAATTTGAAACAAGGGAGACATATAGAAATGGTTAATTATCCACAAGCAGGTGATGGCGGGGCTGGTTATCCTTATGTGTATCCAGAATTTGGTGGGCAAAGGGGTAAAAATGGTAATCGTGGATTTTCAGGATTTGATGGTTCTGGATGGAGTGGTTATTCTGGTCCTGCAATTTCTGGTTACAGTGGCTCTGGTATCTCAGGTTACTCTGGTTATTCAGGAAAATCTGGTTATTCAGGCTAATAACTGATTAAATAAAAAAAGAAGGAGATTTTTAGATGGTTAATTATCCACAAGCAGGAGACACAGTAGGGTATCCTTATGTTCCTCCTTTTACTGGACTTTCTGGTTATTC